TGCCGCCGAGGGCGACAAAGATGTGTCCCGCCTCAAACTCCCACACGATGGGCACAGGCTCCTTGCCGTAGGCGTTGGGCGGCCTTCGCGTGAACGCGACCTGCGTACAGGTGATGTGGTCGTTGGAGATGGGATTGGTGATGGTGATGGTGTTGTTGCCCCACGTCAGCGAGGAGTTCTTCTGCAGGTTGAACGCCTCGTTCAGCTTGGCGTTGAGCGGAGACGTCTTGAGGACGTGAATCGCCACCCTCCCCGCATCCACCCCGATGAGCGTGTGCATTACCTCGCCGGAAGCTCCCGGGGTCATGCGGTTCTTGTCCTCGGTCTGCTCGATCGTGATGCCTTCATCGGCCTGGCCGGTCGCGTTGCCGAAGTTGGCCACGATCCCGGGACCAATCATGGTTCCGTAGACGTCGAGAAACGAGTAAGTCGGTAGAGGAAATTCGGCCATGACCTGCTCCTTATGGGTTGACGTCGATGGTGGCGTCTACCGTGTGAATTGCACCCGCAAGCTTTACTGCGATCCTCATGGGCCCGGCCATGCGCGCCGCGCGGTCGGCAATGGACTGCTGCGCGATCGGAGGGCAGAACACGTAGTAGCCCTTTTCGACGTATGCCCCGGTCGCCAGAGTGCCAAACCCTGCCGCCGTCCAGATGCCCGGAGCCAGAAGCCCGGCGGAGACGTAGTTAAGCAGAATCGTCTCGGCCGCGCCGGTCAGCTGGTTCATGCCGGCATCGGTCTGCGGAATCTTCGTGGTGCTGGAGTAGAGCAGGTTGAAGAGCTGCAGCTGCAACTCGATGGCGAGGTTGTCGAGGCCGACCACCGTGTCCACAAACTGGTTCGTCGCCGTGGTGGTGCCCGGCTGAATGATGAGCGCGCCGCCCTGGTAGGCCACGAAGACGTTGCAATTCTTCTTCATGACCGCATCCATCTGCGTCCGGTTCAGAAACTCGGCCGCCACGCCCGGCTCCTGCTTGTACATCAGCGTGATGACACTCGAGTTCTGCGAATAGTCCGTGGTCAGGATGCGCCCCAGGAACGAGCAAACCGCGTAGGGAGAGCTGCGGCTGAACTGGATGGCGGTCTTGTTCAGCGCCATCTGCGCCAGCTGGTAGGCGAGATCCGTGGTGCTGGTCGCGTCCATGGTGGACGCTTCCTGCGTGGTGATCCCGTAGAAGTGCTTGGTCGCGGTCGAACCCTGAATGGACTGCGCCACGGCGATATGGTCGGCGTTGGTGCATTCGGGCATGACCAGCGCGTACCACTGGTAGCCGTAGTTCAACTCGAACAGGCTGACCGCATCGGCGGCGGTCTCGGCCGCGGAACCGGCAACGTGATAGGCCCCGGCAGGCTCGTCCACCACATCGCACTTCAGCATGGTCGAAATGTCGGCAATGTCCCCGTTGGGGCCGATGGGGAGAATATCCGAGGTCGCTCCCGTAGTCTTCGAGGTGAAGACGAACTTAAAGCCGTCCCACACGCATAGAGCCTGCGCGCCCACGGTAGTCATAGCGGTGTTGATAACAGACGCAACTCCGTTAAGGTTGGTCTGCGTAGAGAAGTCCAGAGCGTCAACCTTCAATGGGGGAAAGCCGTTCGCCTCGATATCAAAGTTCCCGGCGACGATGGCCGTCCACAGCGTCATATCCTGCTGCGCGGCGGTGAGCGGAGCGCCCGAGACCTTCCCTGCGGTCGGCGTCAGGGCCCATTTGCCAACCAGTAATTCTGTTGGAGAGGGCTGCTGGCCGAACCATAGCGCGGCGGCCGCGTACTCGATCGAGTCGGTGCCGAAGGTCACGCCCACGTCTTCCAGAGACCCGAAGCTCATCATGCGGGTATGCAGGTCGATGATGGCGTTATTGGTCAGCAGCAGCAGTGAGGTGGTGTTCTGCGCCTGGCTAGCAGCCGGAGCCAGCGAAACCTGCACATTGACGAGGCCGGAGATTGGTAGAGCGACTGTTCCCATGACTCACTCCTTCTTGTTCAGCGGCGCTCTCGCGTCGAAATCAATCGGCGGAATCTCTTCGGAATAGATCGTGCCGTAGACCCCAACGAACTCGGGCTGGCCATAAGTAAATTGTACTGGGCGGCGCAAGACCACCCCCACGTCGACCCGTCGTTGCCATCGTCCCTTGATGTACTCCGAGGTCGTTATTTTGTCTTCCACGCTTACCAGCTTGATCGGCCCCAGCTGCTCCAGATTCCCCGAGATTCCGGTTCCCTGGCGAAACACCAGCGCAGTGTCGCCGGCCGCCCTTCCGTAGAACGCCATGATGGCCTCGATGCGCTCGTTGCGGAACACCGTAGCCTTCAGCGGCCCCAGCTGCGGCTGCTGCTCCGTCACAGGGTCCCAGTCGAGCACCCGCCTGGTGATGCCGATGGCGACCCAGCATGGCGTCTCAAACTCCGGAATCGGGGGAGGGTCAGGCTGCCACCACGGGCGCACCAGCGTTGAGTCGAGGCCGCACAGGGAGGCGATCCACGTCTGCAGGGAGGTGTCCAATTGGTCGTCCGTCAGAACCCCGTTGTAGCTGACCGGGAGTGATACCGAGCTCATCTTCGCCTCCCTCCGGTGGCGCGTCCTGAAGATCCCACGAAGTCACGTAAGCCTGCACGAATCCGCGGCCGTAGTTGGTGAAGTCCTCGAGCGTTTCGACAATGTACTGGTCGCCGCGCCACTCGATGAGGTCCGGGAGAAATCCGTCCACCTGCGAGAAGATGCGGAACGTGGTGACCACCAGAAGGCTCTTGCGGCCGGTGCCGTACTGCGGTGGCCGTTCGGTCACATTCTCGCCATTCGCCATCAGCTTGCCGTTGATCTGCACTACGCCGGAGACATTCTCGAACCGCGTCCAAAACTCCGGATCTTGGTTGACGGTGCCCGTCGCGCTCACGGTCGATGGCCTGCGCACCACGTTGAAGTGGTCCATGAGCATCGGGTCGAAAAGCACTTCGGTCACATCCAGCATCGGCGGCATGGCGTATCACTTCTTCCCGACTACGTAGGTCACGGCATTGAGCAGCTGGCCGGTAGCGATGAGCGGCTTGGTGGAGTGAATCCCGCGCATCCTGCGCAGCCGCAGGGTAATGGGCGACAGGGGAGGAGCCACGCCCTCCGTCATGTAGTTCCGGATGCCCGCGACAGCCTTAAGCCCGGCCTTGTGAAAGCCCATGTTGATGCCTTCTTTGTTGCCGTCTAGCGCGGCCATCGCCGCATCCGTGAGCCCTTCCACAATGGCGTCGTCGGCACTGGCAATGCCAGGCTCCATAAACGGACGCGGGGGAATGTTCTGCGCCGGGGAACCGTACTCGTTCATGTAGGCAATCTCGGCGTTGCGCACCCGCTTCTTGAAGCGTCCCGTCTTGGTTCGCGGAGCCTTCTGTCCCGATTCCAGAGCGCGCGGCTTATCGCTGGGGAAGCCGACCTGCAGCTGCTTTGCCGCGAGATCCTTCAGGCCCTTTTTCAGCTCAGGCATCCTGTCGATCGCGGTGGTGATTTTGAAGGTGAATGGCATCAGATCACCGGCCCCGGAATTACAGAACGTGTCGTGGCAGGAATGAACTTGCCGACCGGCACATTCTCCTGCGGCGAGCGCGCCCAGCCAGGACCGATAGCCCCGGCACCGAAGCCGTTGACCCACAGGCCCTGCCCGTAGGCACCGGCGTAGAGGTCGGGTACGTTCAGTTGAATCGGCCCGGCGCCGAACATACGCGCATAGTGAATGAACATGCGCCCGTAGAGGGTGAGGTTCCAGTGTCCGGCGTCCGGTTCAGAGGCCGTCGTCTGGTCGTAGGCAATACTGACCGCAGCGACCGCCTTCTCGGTAACCAGACCCATCCCGGCCATGCCCGGAATACCGCTGGCGTCGCCCCCTGCACCCACGCCCTGCATCGCCTGGAGCGCCAGATTGTGCTCTGTCCAAAGGGTAGTGCCTACGCCCAGCGCGGAGCGCCAGCGGTGAGGCACCAGAAAGAGGCTCGCCGCGCCCAGCCAGAACATAATCGTCTCGTCCGGAAACATGGTCGTGTTCGCGAAGGCAGGGCATACCTTGCGAAACTCGTCCGCCGTTGTCGGTACGGGGATGGGGTTCGGGTTGGGCGGGACAAACCACATGGTCGTTTCCGGTTTCCGGAAATTTACTTCTTGCCCGGCTGTGCCGTTTTCGGAGCGTAGCCCGGTTGCGCCGCGTCCACCTTCGTCACCGGAGGCTCCGCGACCCGCGTTGCTCCATTCGACTTCAAGTAGGCGTGGTCGGCAATCTCCGCAGGAACATTGTGGATCCCCTGCGGGTAGGCCACGATGCCTTTGTCGGTGTTGAGGTACGTGATGGCGTTGGGGAAGTTCATCTTCACCGTTTCGCCACCGAACTGCGCCGCCGCGTTCTCCGGAGACAGGTAGCCCGCTGCCGAAGACGAACCCACATTCTTAGGCGGCTCGACGGGAGGCTCCTGGCCGGCCGCAATTGCCTGCGCGTTGGTGATGACGTCGGTTGCCGTCATCGCGACGGTGTTGCCCACATTCGTCGGCTGGTCTTGGATGTTCGGGTTGGTCGCCGGGTCGTATACGTCCGCGCCGGGGTCGCGCTCCTTGGGCTTGTCGGACTTAGGCTCGTCGCCAAAGTTCGTATCGCGCAAGGGCTCGGCATCCGGGTTGGCTTCCTTCGTGTCCTTGGGCTCATCGGCGCTCTTCGACGACTTGTCGGAAGGCTTGTCGAATTTGTCTTTGTGGTCAGTCATAACTTTCCTCCGTGAAGGGCTTGGGGGATGTTTCCATCCCCGCTAGCCCACTCGTCGCGTTTGATGCGCCTACGCTGCGCTGCGAAGAATCTCTACAGTCCATCCCAGTAGCTGATGGTGTTCGGATAGACAATTTCGATCTGACCCAGGCGGCAGTAGTACGTCGCCTTGTGATAGATCCCCTCGTACTGCAGCGGCGTACGCTGCAAGGGAGTCATCGGGAAGCGGACCCGCTTGTAGTCCTTGGTGTAAACCACCATGCGATCGACGGTGCCGGTCTGACCCAGCACGCCACCCTGACCGGCTCCGATCGCCCACTTCATGGGAACGATCATCAGAGCGCCCGCGCCATTTTGCGTCGAGAGATTGTTCTCCTCTATGTACCGCTTGATGGAGACGAGGCCCGAGGCCGTCGCAACCTTGGCCATCGTGATGTAGCCGTACTGCGCGGGGGGAATGCCCACGCGGGTCGGCAGGAGCTTCCAACCAGAGTTTGCCCAGGTCGTGGTAATGGCCAGATTGAAGTCCGCCAGAATCTCGTCCGGCGTCTTCTTCGACCACTGCGTCCCGCCTCCGGGATTCGCTGTGGCGGCGAAGTTGGTCTTCATCACCGCGGGAGAGGTAAGCAGTCCAGGCTGGTTCAACGAGAGGTCACCAATGTAAACCTGCTCGTCAATGTCCATTTGATGCTTGAGGTTAATGACGTCGATTTTCTGTTGATCGACAGGGCGGCCCAGCCGAATGGCGCTCTCAAGCTCAGGGATGGTGTACTTGAGCTCTTCGCCCCACAGGGTAAGCGGTCCGCCAATCTTGTTGATGTTCAGGTCAGCAGCAACGATCTGCGTGGTCTGCTTGCCGATCCACGACTTACCGGTGCCGATGCCATGTCCGGTTCCCAGAGAACCTGGGGAGGCAAATGCGCTCTGAGAGAAGCTGGAGAACTCATCCCCGATGGTCACGTCTTCGCGGAGGTCGATATCGCGCGACCACGAGACGTCTACCAGCGGTTCGTGAAACGTCGGGTCAAGGCGCTCCAACTCGCCGACGAGGAAAGCCCCGGTGGAGTCCACCCAACGACCGTCATGGGTACGGAAACGCTGTCCCATCGGGACTCCGACAGCGTCTAGAGTGCGTCGTGCTGTATCGAAGGTGAACATTGTCGACTCTCCTCTTTCCAAAATGCGTTTCCGGAAACCGGAAATTGAACCAGGCCCTACCGGTCAGCGATCGTCAGGACGACCTCAGCATTGCCCTGAGCGTCCGGGGGACCGTTGAACTTGGCGTTGGTAACCTCTACGGTGTTGGCTCCGGAAGCGACAGCTTCGAAGCCGCCCTGCTTGTGCGGAGCAGCATCGGCCGCGATCCAAATGAAGACGTCGCCTTCTTTGGCGGGAACCCCCACGCAGGGCACACCGATGTAACCCTCGCGCAGAATGTCTACCTGCGGGGTCGAGCTCACCGTCGATCCATCGCCGTTGATGATCGTGCTCTGTACCGGGTAGGAGCGCACAGCGACACCGTGGATGGGACCGGCAACAAAGGTTCCGTCCACCGGAATCACGCTGTTATCGGCCTGAACGACCACAACCGCCATGCCGGGCAGAATGGGAGCCGCTGCCGGGTGCTTCAGGCAGGGTTCGATCCACTGCGGATGGGTTCGCGTGACCTGGCCGGGAAACAGACCGTTCATGCGGAAGGTCAGCGCCATCGGGAAGGAGGCGTCGCGCACCTTGTAGCGCCCCGGAATCCGGCGCAGGGTCGGCTTACGGCGGAAGCAAGGGAACAGGTTGAAGAATCCTCGGATGTTCATGTGCGGCTCCTTTGGTTAGCTAACCTTTTCGCCCCAAAACTCGCGGTTGCGACGGTTGATTTCGGCAATCGTGATTGGCCCGGTACGCGGGACCGACACGGTCGCAGCCTTGTCGTGCTGGGACCGGTTGTGCATCTTCATGTGCCCGGAGGCGGCGTAGAACAGGGTACGGACGTCCTTCGCCGTCATCTTTTTCAGACCCTTAGCCGTGAGCGGATGACCTCCACGCAGCTCGGCGATGCAGGCCGCGCCGATGGGCGTCGAGGACGCCAGCATGAGCGACTTGCGACGCAGGGTATCCAGCGTTGCCGAGGTCTTGGTTGCGGCGTCCGCAGAGTCGAATGCCGGGAACCCGATGCCGGGAGACAGGATCTCCGCAGCCGCCAGGGTGTTCGAGATGGCCTGTTCGAGGTAGCGCGAGTCCTTCACCGCGGCGTCGCCGGTGGGAGTAACGGGCTCCTTGTGCTCGCGGGTAGCGTCGCCGATGCCCGGCGTTACCGCACCGTGGGAGGCGCGCTCGGCGGCAATCTCCTCCGATTCCTGCGAGTCCTCTTCCTTTTCGTCGCCGGTGGCGGCGTCCTTGGTGGACTCTTCCTCGTCGTCATCGTCCTCGTCTTCGTCGTCATCGTCCTTGTCGACAGCGGCGGCGTCGCGAGTCTCGATCTTGGTGAGGCGGTCAGAGACACTTGTGACTTTTGTATCCAGAGCGGCGATGGCTGCGAGTACGGCAGCGTTGGAGTCGCTGGTCGAGGGAACTACCTCGTCCTTGGTCTCCTTCTCCTCTTTCTCGTCCTTCACGGAGGCTCGCCCGCTAACTACGGGATTTATCGAGTCGTTGGTGGCGGCGTGGATGTGAATGTGCGTCTCATCCGTACCCGGCGTGGGAAGCGCATCCAGAGCGGTTTTGAGCGCGGTTTCATCCTTCGAACTGAAGGCTGCCATAATCTTCTCGCGTAGTGTCATCTCACCCTCCGAATCGCGTATGCTGCACCGGCTACCGCAGCGCCCAGCTTCGACCAGCGCGACGTGGTTTCCGAGGATTGAAACCTGATACCCGACTCCGGGTGCCTCTTCCTCGTACTCCGCGTCGTACCCACAACTAATCTCGGCAATGCCGTCTTCCAGAACCCGCTTGATCGCCCCGCTGTCGGTGATCATCATGTCGGCCAGCAGAAGGTCGTCTTCCATGCCCTGCCCGCGGCGCGTGTCCAGAACGAACCCCACCGCAAAATCTTTCCAGTTGTCCGGCGTTACGTCCTGGCCGGGGTGATCCAAGGTCACTGGCTTCCCGTTGAAGCTCTCCATCGTGATGTTCCGGAACACGTCCTCGGGACGGCGATGGATCTGAACCCTGCCGGTGCCTCCATCCGAGACCGGCACCTCGTGCGCTCCGTAGAGCTGCATACCGGTGCGGGCTATAGGCACATTGCGACATAGGAGAAAACCTTCAGGAGTCTTCTCGCGATTCGGCCCCAGCTGTTGCGTGGTGTAATGACGCACCGGGAAGCTCCCCTAGATTTAATTGTTCACCATGAGTCAAGGGGTCTTCTCAAAATTTCCGGAAACCGGAAACGCGGCTGCTTTCGCCGCGCCCGTAACTCGTTTATCTACAATCACATTACGAGTAGAATTTCAAGTAGCCACTTATGGTCATCAAGAGAGTATCGGGTCGGGATAGCATCTGCAGTTCGGTCCCTGGCCGGGGTGATACCGCATGCCGCTGCCCGCGTCCGGAGGGCGATCCCAGCGATGCACCGTTCCCTCGAGTCCCTTGTGCGCGTCCCGCACAACCTCATCGCGCATGGTGCGCCACACGTAGCCGGTGGAGCCGACGTACTGAGCCCTCGCCTGGGTCAGCACCGAGGACGTACGGGCGGTCTCTGTG